TTGCTGTATTGCCAAACCATGATGATTTTGCTACTTCTGTATTTGAAACTAATTTTCCCATTGATTTTCGTAAGAGTATATCGGTAATTTCTGCTAGTGGAACACCTACAATTAGTGGAGTAATATGGGGTGTAGCAAATCTATGATTGAAGTACACTCAATTTCTAATCTATCTGAATGGGCTGAAGACCAGGGTGTCTTGTTTTTAGAGAAGGCAACTGATGGTCGTGTTACATTACAGGATATTGACTTTGCTCTTGATGAATATAAGAGATTATATAAAGCTGGTATTTCAAGTCCAGCTGAACTTCTTACATTGTCTAGAGCCTATCCAGATAATAGTGCGTACACTAAAGCTTTAACAAAGATGGGCATTAGTGATGATGATTCCTTAGTTGTTGGTGGCCCTGCCTCAATTGAATTAGTTGATAGAGAAGGACATCTCATAACAACAGCAGCTTTAAATAAAGCCTTTCACAAGTATATGGCTAACTTCCGAACTCGTAATGCTATGGTACTCCATAGTGACGTACAGGTTGGGTGGGCATTGCCAGCGTATATAAGTAAGGGGGGGCAAATATTTAAGTCTGGTGTAGATGATAAAGGTTTGTTCTTTATTACAGAACTTAGAAATGATACAAAGATTTCCCAGAAAGTTGCAGAACAAATACATGAGGGAAAGCTAAAGAGTTATAGCATTGCTGGTAGTGCAATAAAGACACAGACAATTCAAAAAGGATTACAGAGTGTAATGCAAGTTGATGAGTTAGAACTAGCTGAAGTTACTGTGTGTGAAAAAGGTGTGAATCAAGGAGCAAACTTTGACATCTTGAAGGCTGAAGGTGCAGCTACATCTTCTTGTATTGATGGGAGTTGTTTAATTTCTAAGGGAGAATCTTGTGATTGTGGTAATGATTCTCAAGGAGTGGTGCTAATGTTTAAATCAAGTGGGGATATTGATTTTACTAAGTCGTTCTTTAATCATGTAGGGGTATTTCAGAAAGAAGAAGATCCTATGTCTGGTGAGTCCTTTCCAAGCTTGATGAATACTCAAGGTAGGCAAGATGAACACCATAGGTTTTTAGATCGGTATGGTTTTCCAGCTGAGCTAGAACCAGAGTTCAATAGATACACTCCAGTTATAGAATATGATCCCTCCCCTTGGGGACATAAAAGACCACCGTGGGTGGTCAATGAAGCTGGTTCAAATTTAGGTGAGAGATATTATGAAGATGCTTTAGCTACTCCACAGATTGGTCAACATACCCAAAGAGGAGTAGCTGAGGGTGGTAACTCGGGTGAAACACCAGTAACTCAATTGAATGAGACAGATGCTTTCAATAAGATACTGGCTAAAGCTGATCCAGCTGGAACACCTAGTGCTACTAATCCAAAGCCACCTCAACACTCAATGCCTAAGCCACCCCTATCTGCAGCTAAAGATCCTAAAGAACCACTAGCACCTAAAGCTATTAGTAAGCTAGGTCCAGCTCTTGCAGCCGGTGCACTTGGGGCAGTTGCAGGAAAACTGTTTGGTGGTGGGGATAAGAAAGAAGGATCACAGGAACAAAGTGTAAACGTAACTACTAATACTAACAAAAGTAAAAAGTCTATTTCAAAAGCAGCAGATTTCTTTAACTGGATGGAGCAAGAGGGTGCTCATCTTTATAAAGAATCTTGCCCATGTGAATTCTGCTTTCAGAAGACCTCAGACTATCGGGGAACTGTAGAGAGAGGTGCAGGTTTTTAGCTTAGTTGTGTAGCAAAGAGGATAAAAAAGAAAGGATATAGATATAAGCCCTAAAATAAAATAAGAGGGGTGTTATAATGAAGATCAAGTTCTTCTCATATATTGAACGACTAGGAGATAAAATATTCAATATGCGAGAAGAACAACTAAAGAAAGATCTTATTGAATGGCAAAGGATTGAAAACATAAAGTTTCCTTTGAAACCTGTGTTGAAAAGAAATAAAAAATTTTCTAGGTGAAGTAATGATTGGAAAATTAAGACCCCAAATATTTTTAGCCATCATTGTACTAGGGGTGCTGTCTGGACTAGGGCTTTTTTATGGAATGAATGAAATTGCAACTGGTTGCACAGGCGGAATTATTGCATTGGGAATGAAATTAATGGAGAATGAATAGGGGGATTGATGACAACAGAACTATCAGTAATTGAGGAACAAGTTACTTGCGAGTGTAAGGAATCAGGTGAGTGTAGCTGTGAATATACTTGTGATTGCAGTTGTGAATGTGAAAACTGTGATGTTATAATGTGTGCTTGCGGTGGTAACTGCATGTGCGGAGGTACAGAAGTATGAATCCTATAGCAATATTAAGTCTAGCTATTACATTTATTCAACTGAATAAAGGACAGACTGCTGAGGGCAAGAAGATTATCAAAGAGGCAACAGATGTAGTAAAAACTCTTGGGGCAGCCCTTAAAGATAAGAAGATTACAATGGCTGAGAAGAAAGCTATTGTAAAAGAACTTAGGGAATTTACTAAGACTACCATTGATGCTTTGGATACATTAATAATACCTGAGAAATAGTTTTATGTAAGAGTTAGCTTAGTAGGAGAGAAGAGTGGATAAGGATATTCAAAATCCTCACGTACAGAAAATCTCTTACGTGAGGATTTTTATTTAAAGAAGGTGCTGTACTGTGTCTAATATTATGTCATATCTTTTACAACAGACTGACGAGTTCAGGGATTCTTATTCCGATTTGGAGAAGCGGTTAGATGAGATATTGGATAAGCTAGAAGTTGTAGAAATACGTTTAAAAGAACTTGAAGCACGAGTGAATTCGAATAGAGATGCATAAGAATAAGAGTATAATAATGTATGGCTGGAGCAAAACAATGTTTCAGATATTGTATAAAATATGGAGTATAAAATTCACTGATCAAAAGATCGGTTTGAAAATGTTTTTTGCTATCTTACATTGCAAACTCTTTGGTCATGTTACTAATCCACCACTTATTGAAGCTTGGGAAAATCATCTAGGTGGCCCCAGAAGTTATTATCTTTGCCGAAGATGCTTCCTAAGTATAGGAGAAAAACCATATGTCTGATTCCTTTTTGAATGAAGAAGAATTAGAAGATATTTTAGATCAAATAAAAGAACTGACACTAACAAAAAATGAAGCCCTCTACCTAAGTGATTCAATTACACTTCTTATGGAGCACGAACAAGTACCTGGTCTTGTACATATACCAGCAAGACATTTATCTGCACATGCAGTTGTACCAGTTCCAGTAGATATTATACAAAAAATAGGTATGGCTGTATTACTAGTTACTGATCCCGACAATACTTCTGGTGAAACAACTATCGAATTATCGGTTGCGGATCTTTATCTCCTTAGAGAATGTTGTCAGTCCTATGTAAGAATTAATAAAGAGCTGGTTGGATACAACCTAGCAAGAAAAGTTTATGCTCTATTGTTAGATGGTCTTGTAAAAGAAAAAATATTTCTCGAAACTATTACTGAGACGGCTGAAGAAGATCTCGATTACACTGACATAAGATCATTCGAACAAGTAAAGGACAGGTATCTGAACTATCTCGATCAAGAAGAAAGTGAAGTTAAAGATGACAGAACAATTTAAAAACCCAGAGACTTTAGAAGAATGTTTAGTTCTCCAAGCTCATTTTATTGGTATACCTAAAATAACAAAGAAGACTTATATAGAATTTTGCAAACGAGGTAAGGTTCTTCAAATGCTTGGGGTGGGCTTTTGGACAAATGGTAGAATGCCTACACTTGCTGAAGTAGAACAACACATAGATTTAGAAACTAATGCTAGTAAGTTAGATCCTCAACAGTGGCAGTACACTATTCAAAAATTATTACAGGATCTCACTAATACTCTCATAGAAAATGAGAGGAGTATTAATACAGAGAGCACTGTACTTAGCGATGTATGAAATGCTGGGTACAATACTTATAGGTGCAGTAATAGGTAGCTTAACTCTTTTTCTAGTTTATATAAATTGGAAAATACTAAGAGTATCGCAAGCACTTCTAAAGATTAGTTTAGATCTTCTAGAAGAGACAGTTATAATTAGAAAAGAAACTGTTTTGATCAGACACATCTCAGAAGATATTTATGTAGAGAGTGTTCGACTTAGAAAAGCTTTGGGCGATCCAGTTGAATATACTTCTAAGGAGGCATGAAATGTATAAAAACATAGATGAATTTATTCAGAATGAATTAGGTAAATCTGGGGTGAGTATTAAGAATACAATCAAACAAGCTTACGAGTTAGGAGTCCAACATGGTGGAAACACTGTAATAGGGCCAACACTAGAAGAAGCCCAAGAAGAAGCTCGCCAAAGGTTAGTATCAGCTATTGTAGAAAATGCTCCTGAAGATGAAGAGGATTTAGATTCAGAAGATGATGGTATTGGATAGGTTTCCAATAACTATATTTATGTTATCCTTGTGTTGTTGGCTAGTCATGGTATACTATTATTTAGTTTTAATGTGAGAACCAGTATAGGAGTTTTTAATGTCGTTCAAACATTATTTGATAGATGAGAACACCAGGTTGATAAAAAAAGTTGGTGAGCTGCAGAAAGAACTAATTGAGCTGCGGAGAGATACGTGTAATGAATACCATGATCATGTGTATTCATTATTAGAAACAGTAAAGGAGAATAGTAATGAAGCTTAAAGATGATGTAGAGATAGGGGAATTTTTCTTAGTTGATATTATCCATGAGGGAGAGGCACTTCTTCTAAGACCAATTGCTAAGAGTGGTACTCCAGAGTTTTGGAAACAGGTTTATGCTAGGAAAGATATACCAGAAGATTCAGAGCAACGTTTTGTTGTAAAAGTAGAGGGTGATGGTTTCTATGATTAAAGAATTTATTGCTAAGTTATCGGGGCAGTATATGATAAATGGCGTATACATGGGTAAGGAACGGTTTGAGATTATTAATCAAACTAAACTTGACCTAGCTAAAGAGTATAAAGATTGGTCAGTCAAAGAGATACTAGATGAGGCTATGAAATATAGAATTATAGCAGAGAGTTCTATCAAAGCCGAACAATCTGAAATGGTTGATGGGGAAAGAGAATCAAACAAAAAGGCTAATATAGTTGCAAGTACTTATGCAATATGTTTGAGTCAGATAGGCAAAGAAAAGTTTGCTGAGGCATACACCTATATAAGATAACCTTAAATGAAAAGCCCCCCGATTTGGGGGGCTTTCTTTTTATACTATGTATTAATCTTCAGACTCAGAAGTTGCCATATTATTCCACCCCCAAGGTTAGAGTGGCTTGAGGTGATGGCAAGTCTTTTTCTATTGCCCTTCTAAGTACAGCAACAGGGCATTTGAATCCCTTATTATCTTTTACCCTGACAAGATTTATTCTGTTCTTAGGGCTTTTCATATTAAGTCCGGTGACTTTGAAAGCTGTTCCAGAAAGATGTATTGTTGCACCAAACCAATCTGGTTCAACGCCATACGTAAGTGCATAAGTTTTAAAGTTATGCTCATCAGCTTGGTTTTCTCCACTCTCGTTAGCTAACTTAAGTTCTAACTTCATGGTTGCTTCAAGGTTACTGTATCGAGAGTTTCCAGTCCTGATGTTTATTCCATGCTTCTTAGCAACTTCTTCTAGTGCCTTATCTATATCCTGTGCAAGATCCCTAAGTCCGTCTCTGGTGAATCTGGTTGTTGTGGTCATGTGACCCTCCTTGTTTGATTTGATTTCCTATAGTATAAGCCCTAGCAAATATAATGTCAAGGGATTTTTTAGCAATATTTAAACTTGACAAAATTGGTTATCTATTATAATATTATACTAACTTATTAGATAGGGCGAGGGCCCAGAAGGAGAATAATATGTCAGCCAATCTTTTTGGCAATAGATTAGAGATGAGACGAGATGCAGCATGGCATAAATTAGGAACAGTATTTCCAGGAGATGAAAAGGTTACTGCACTAGAAGCAATGGAAAGAGCAGATATTCTTTTTGGTATTGATAAGTTCCCACAAGTTATCAAATTAGATGACGGTAGTGAAATAGAAACTGGTGCTTATGCAGTTGTTAGAGAACCCACTCAGGATGATCCAGAACATAGAGTTCTTGCAACAGTTGGTAGAGATTGGACTGCTATTCAAGCTAGAGAGTTAGGTGAAATGCTCAACCCTATCTCTACTAAGTTTCCAGTTGAAACCGTTGGAGCTATTGGTTTAGGGGAAAAGATCTTCATCACCTTAGATGCAGGTGGAGCTAAGATTGCAGGAGAAGATCACAATCTTTTCTGGCTCGTATCAGATCATCGAGATGGCTTGGGGGCACTTAATATAGCATTCACTCCAGTACGAGTAGTATGCCAAAACACTTTAATAAGTGGTCTTAATAATTCTAAGATTTCAGTAAGTTTGAAGCATAATAAATCCATCAAAGCAGATGCTTCTTTTTACTTGGACATCTTTAGTAAGATGGCTAGGACTCAAGAGTCTGTAGTAGAAGCAATGAACAGCTTAACTACAGTTACCTTGGTAGAAAAACAAATAGATTCAATAGTAAAGTCAGCTTACCCAAATGCTTCAAAGCCAAATCGTTTAGTTCTTTCTGATGGCTTCAGCCGTGACGATGTTAGTTCAGATGTATGGGGTAGAATTTTGGGGGATCGTAAAGGTCATCAAGAAATTTGGGAGCAAGCACAAGCAAGAGTAGATCGAATAAGGACAAACGCTTATGATCGTATTGATGCTTTCAATGATGAGTTTCCTAAGTTAGCAAAAACTCCTTGGGCAATTTATAATGCTATCGTTGAAACAGAAGATTATCGTAGGGGGCATGATAAATCTGGTACCAAGTTATTTGGAACTAGAGCATATGCAAAAACAGTAGCCTTTAATAAAGCCCTTAGTTTCGTAAAGTAATCCTTGACAAATACTTTGGGGGATGATACTATAACTAAGTA